ATGTCAGGCGCTGCATATGCTTCAATATTCAATTCGCCGACATATTTAAATTCACGCACTTTACGTCCACCGCGCTGCAAGAATAACGTCACATCTGCAACCTGCACAGGCTCAACATTTCCTGATCCATAATTGGAATATTTGCGGATCAAAGTTGTTGTTGGTGTAATGGGACCATCATTTGCAGATGTTAAAACATATTCGCCACCAGTAGTGCCAATCGTCAAAATACGCGTGGCAGACAAATAACGAATTGCATTTACCTGATTAGACGCAATTGTGTAGATCAAAGCATCATCGTCAGCCGTGCCTGTTTCAAAGTTTTGATAGTCAGCGTTTTTGCTAAAGAAGATTGTTTGTGGATTGTTGTTTGTGTTGGCAAATACTAAACGCTGCTCAAAGAATGTTACAACGCTGGGACGGTTGTCCGTACCGCTCATTTCTGTTCCGACAGCCTGTATCTTCTGCACCTTGGATAATGCAAGCTCAGCCGTGCCGCCAGAGGTGTAAGCAGTATATCCTGTCGCATCAACGTCAGTGCCAGACATATCTTTTAATGCAAATGTATTTGTTGTGGCAGATGCAACGATATAATAAGCATCATTCAATTCTGTCATGCCAGCCACGTCTTTGATATAGATAACATCGTTATCAAAGAACGGATGACTGTTGCTGGTAATCACGCATGGGTTGGCTTGTGTCGCACCAGTAATTGCAACCTCAGTGCCTCCACCATCTTCAAACGCCGTAAAGCTGGTTGTGTCAACATTATCACCAGCCTCGTCAACAAGTGTAAATGTATTGGTTGTTGCATTGGCAACGCGATAATTTGCACCCGATATTTCTGTCATGCCTTGAATGCCTGACAATGAAACCTCATTGCCATTGCTAAATCCATGACCTGTTACAGTTATAACACCGGGATTAGCTTGAGTAATGTTTTCAATATACTTTGCAGCATCCAATCCACCTTGAAAGATCGGAATGGAAAACTTCCAAGCATCGTGATCTGTACGCGTTAATTTGCGCACGTCATAGCTTGGATGCGTAAAATACATTGTATCGGCAGATTGTACAAAACGCAGATTAAAGATGTCCGCAGCCACATAAGGCGTAACAACTTCAACAGGAACTCCGCCACTCGTAACCAGCGCACCGTTACGATAAATCCGAAACAATTGATCGCCAAACTCTAAAATATACGTATCACTGGCTTTGAACTGAAACGGGATAAGACGCGTCTTGACCGCGCTATTTTTAACTTCATCTAAAAACTCTGTGCCGGGGCGGCGTGTTACGCCACCGCTTGGCATGACAATCATGTTTGTCAAATCAGCCAAACCCTCACGATATTTTTCAATATTCGTTCGACCTTCAAACTTTGGCCCAATCTCACCAGCGGTGAATGAGCTATATGCTGGTGCTGATCGCGCCATCAGAACCTCGCTTCAATAAAGTCGCTCGCCTCAATGTGTGTTGTCGCGCCCTCAGTCGCGTCAACAAACCGAGCCTCTTTTAATTGCGTTTGATACTGTACGTCCATTAATTGCACCAAAGTTGTCGATCCCGAAATTGCATACGCAATTTCATGCGCCAGACGCGCGGCAACTGTTTCAACTAAGTTGGCATCATACTGCGCTGGGTCTGTAATTTGCGCGACATACTTAATTTTTGCTGTGCCTTCATTTGTCAGAAGATTTCTACCCTCAATAACAAACACTGGCTCACCAAGCGCAGAAACCATGTTATCTTGCGGATATGATAAAGATCCGTTGCTAAATTCCAAAACACGCAGGCAGTATGGATCAGTTGGCAGTGCGTATTGATACGTGTACCCAAACGTGGGAGCCGTTGAACTCCGCGCTAATTCTGCGCGACGAATTAAACAATTCCACGGATGCGCCCGAAAAACAGCGTCACGGGCTGCATCATAACGCTGATTAACAATCCGCGCAGCCTTGCTGTCCTCAGTAAAGCTAATGATGTTTGACCCGCCGATTTTGTTTAAAGCGTAGTTTGCAATATCAACTTTACTTGTCATGCTTATTTCCTATTCATCAGGCTTTTCTTAGATGCACCACCGCTTGAAGATCTTTCTTGTGCGGCTTTTACAGCTTGTTTAATTGTTTTGTATCTAGGGAACTTCTTACCTGTTCTTTCCTCGTAGCTTTTTGCTTCATCCCAAGCGCGGTCGCCTTCTAAAAACTTTGGCTCTCCAGTCTCAACATTAAACCAAATTTGAGGAATATTCCACGCTGATCCTTCTGGAGACATTTCCGAAGCCAAGTATTCTGTCGCCTTCCCACCACCCGGCAAATTAATTGCCTTGTGTTTTTTAGGGTCAAATGGAACTAAATCAGCCAAAGTCTGCCTCCAAAGAAAAGAGGGGGCGGCGAACCGCCCCGACTTATTTAGTCAACCACATACTTAATGGTTAGCTCAATTGTGCCAGTCGCTGTGTTTGCGTTCGTCACAGTGATCGCAACACCATCTTCATTGGTGTCTGTCTCTGTGCCGGAACCCAAAGCCAGCGTTGCCAAGATGTCTACCTTTTGGGCAGATGTCGAAGCAGCAGCAGCTTTGTAAGCAGCAGCGGAAGCTGAAACCGCAGCACCCGCAGAACTGGTATGCGCAGCATACCCTACTGACAAAGTAGTACCTGCACCCAACGCGTCATGCGCCAGTGAGCCTTCCAGCAAGCGTGCGCCGTCTGGTAGAACAAACATCTCAATTGTGCTGGCATCAGCCAAAGAAGATGCTTCATATGTACCATGAGCTACGCGGATACGTCCGCCCATCTCATTGGCTTTGTTCATCACGACTGGATCTGCCAGTGAGTTTGTACGTTGTGCTGAATAAACTGTAGCCATTGTTCAAACTCCTTACGCTTCAGAACACAACACTTCGACCACTTTTGCTTCTTCCATACGGGTCGCCCCGATAGATTGGCAATAGTAGACTTGTGTTGCATATGATTTGTCTGCGCGTTCATCAATGCGAGCAGTTGGCTCTTTGCCAATCGCTAGCTTAATGCCGTCCATTGCAAATGCAATAACGCGACGATAGCTGGAGCCATCAACGCCCAAACGGTTTGACGTGATAAATGTGAAACCAACAAACTGATTTAGCTCGCCTTGCGCCAAAGCCTTAACAGTGTTGAAGTCACTTGATGTCACGGTTGTGTCGCCCAACAGATCAGAAATCTGTTTTGGTGATACAACAATGTAACGTGGGATAGATGGATCAACATCATTGCTGTCGAGGATTTCTTTTGCCTCTAGCAACTTCGCCAGTGTCAAACCAGCCGCTGGTGAACCTACACCGATTTGCTGATTTGATGTGTCGAATGCAGTTGTTGTTCCACCATCTTTACCAGTCTTGGCATTGCCAAGAGCAGCAGAGATAATCACGTCATCCATTGCGCGACCCATAGCAGCAGCAGCAGCGCGGCTGTATGTTGATGTTGGATCGATCAACATGCGAACTTTGTCCTGATCATCAATCAGATCCGCATATTCATAATCCGCCATCGTCACCATGCGACGAGAGTGAGGTGTATCAATCAGCGGAGTATCCGCATGACGTGTAGTTCTCAGAACAGCAGCAGCACTGCCGACCTGATCAAAAAAGGCTTTCTCGCCATTAACAGTTTCTACGTCTACCGCTGTGCGCAGTAGTGAACCCATCTGCTGTGACAGCATCTGTACGTTCGAAGAAAACTGATTGACGAATGCCGTAGTAATTTGAGTAGACATTTGTCTCCAACTCCTAAGAAAAGGTTACAGGTGATGTCGCTCGATTGTCCCTTGCGGGGTCTTGCTTACTGCTTGGGCAGTCACTCCGCATGACGCACATGCTTGTGTGTGGGCCTCTCGGTTATCCACTATAAGTATTCACGTAGAGCAAGAACTTGACTGATGTAACTGTCATGCTCTGGNTGCATTTTATNCCAATANGGGCCATCTNGTCTAGTCATCTCNGCAATTTGACGTGATGCCTCTTCTGGGGTCATAATCATTTCAGTGGTCTGACCCTCCAAACTATCTTCTCCAATCTGATCTGCAAGGGACGCAAACATGCGAACAATCGCCGGATGATCGCCTAACATGCGCCCGTCTGACAACGTAATCTCATCAAAGATTTCCGTACCGCCCAACAAAACATTAGCCGCCATCTGCGCACGTTCTAACTTTTGTTCGAACGCCTTGCCATACTCTTGACGCAATTCCTGCTCGCCTTGATAGCGTGCATCCTCTGCCGCACTTTCACGCTGGCTCATGCCTTCGCTGTACGACTGATCCAAATAATTCGCAAACGCCTGCGCTTGCCGATTTGTCAATCCTGCCTGATGTAAAGCCGTCTTTAAGCTCGCAATCTCATTTTCACCCATAGACGCAGAACTAAACGAAATGTCATATTCGCTCGGATCGTTTGGTGCACCCAACCTAGAATAAACTGCTCGCCACTCATCATCCGTTGCAGACTTGCCGGGCAACGGTATTTTGTCCGCGCCGATCATACGCTGCGCGTGTAAATAACTTTTTGCCAAAGAACCGGGATCAGTAAATTTGCGCAAACTTGGCTCATTGCGCAAATCTTCTGGTAAACTATCTAAAAATCCTACTGACGCTGCGCCAGTATTTGAGACTTCTTGAGATCCACTTTCTTGGATTGCCTCTTCGCTCATGTGATTTCCTTCTCTTCGGACAGCATACGGACGATCAGCAGCACTGCTGCTCGCTGCCCTTCATTAAACGCTGATTGATAAGGATCGCCCGAAAACGTGGTTGTCTCAAAAGCAAAACGCTTTTTAAGATCACTCAAAACTTGCTCGCCATCTTCGCTATTAAATGTGCGCCGATAAGCCAGCTTTAATTCATCCATTGCCCTTAGTCTGTTCATCCGCTCAATGCCTTAACCATTGGCGCTGTCTGCTGCGCAACCTGCGCGTCAACTAGCTCCTGCTGCTGAGCAGCCTGTGCCTGCTGAGCCGCCGCCTGCTGACGGCGTAACTGCGCAATCTCATCATTACTGCGAATAATACGTGCAGGCATACCAGTCGTTTCAACCAAATACTGCACCATACGATCTGGATCGATATAATCCTGCACTGGCGCAAGTTCGCCCAACTGCACAAGAACCTCAAATCCACGCAGTACAGATTGCAAGTCAGTCAGCTTCTGAGCCTTCGCCAATGGCGATACATACTCAATATCAATGTCCTGACCTTGTAATTCCTCCGGGGCGGCAGGGAGAAGCCCATCCCGGAGGAGCAGCGCAAATGAACGAGAAATAAGAGGTTGCAACAACTCAGACTGGAGCCTACCGAGAACAGGCCCAAGAAGTCGCATCTTTTCCTCATTGCGCTGCAAAACCTCAGTCGCTGTCATTGTCGGACCCTGCCCCAACAGCAACTGATCTACATAAAACGCCTGCCGAATAGCATTCCGGCGTTGCTCCTCCATGTTTAAGCCAAGAGGATTATTCGCACCAATCTGCAACGGCTCCATACGATCACGCGTACCGGATCGATAAAAATTCAATGACCCCGGCGTTGTCCGTATAGGCATCATAAACCCATCATCAGGAACCATCAGTGGCGGGTCAATCTGCTTCTGCGCCGCCCTGATCGTCACCTCTGACATCTTGTTGACCATCTTTACATCAGGCAAAGCAGTCATGGCAGGCGAGCGCCCATATATGCTCACGCTGTCTTTAACAAATCGCGGCACCATAAACGGAAAATCATCAAACCCACCTTCGCTAATTAAATGCTTGGCACCCTGATGATAATACACCGATGCAATCGGTTTATTCTTGGCAGTCCGACCTTTCGTCTCCCTGCGCGGGAATACAGCATGAATAATCTCATGCTCCTTATACGGATCTGTCTTCATGTCAGACAATACAGATCGCGGCATATTCTCTTCGCCAAAACGCATAATCAATGAACGCGCCGTCATTTTAAACTTACGATACACCGTATCAACGCGGCCCTCGGCATCCTCGGAAATCATTATCTCCGCAATGTGGCGCGAACTAAACCGCAAACCATCATTGTCACCCTCAACATAAAACGCAGCCGTGCCAAACACGACCAAGTCATAATACAACTCATGTATCTCTTGCTGGAAGTTGGAACGGTTAAACGCCTGATACATCTGATCCATGCACAACTCTAACCACTCATTTGCCTCATCGTTCTGCTGTAACGCCGGATCACGATACCGCATAGAAAACCAAGGCGTACTCGGCGATGTCAGCATCCCATGCAATGAAGACGCTAACAACTCAACAGCATGAATAGCCGTCCCGTCATAAATCAACTCAGTCCGCTTATCGCCCTGCGTCCGCTTTTTCGTAATGTCAGCCTTACGCGGCAACATATAATCAGCCAACTCCTGCCAATGCTTCTCCCAGTTAGACCGCTGCGACTGCAACGTCTTATAACGGCGCTCTAACTGCGTAACGATAGGCGATACTTGTGCCATTACTTCACCCCAAACATATTTAGCAAACTGCTGGTTTCTTTCTTCTTAACACCCTCTAACGCACCGCCAAGCGTCCGACCCGCCATGCGCTGCTGCAACCGCTCCAAAGGATCAACAGTCTGAGCAACCTTCATCTGCGCTGGCTGCATAGCCTGCCTTCCCATCATCCCCGCAATTTGCTGCGGTAACCTTATCATGCAATCAATCCCATCAAAGACCGCCGAGCCGCCGTCTCCGGCTCGCGCAACAAACCACGCGCACCCGTTGCAATCGTTCCACGACGACCGCGCTTCCCAGCCTCCCTCGTCGCCTCCTCAACTGCACCCGCAGGACGCGCTCCCTTCGGAACACCAATATCAGCCTCCGCAACAGCCGGAACAGTCGTGGCAGGCGCAGCCTCAACAGCAGGTGTCGTTCTATCCCTAGAACCCATCATAGATTTTCTTTGCTCCTCAGCCGTCTGCGCCGTTTGCTCCTGAAACGCCTTTACTTCAGCATCGCTGTAACCCATCTCTTTCATAGTCTGAGCCTGCTGCTCAGAACTCTGACCAAACGTCTTAACGGCAATAGAAACATCCTTAGCAATGTCGCTCGCTACAGCAGATAAACCCGTCTTTTCTTTTGACTGGTCCGTCTCCTTAGAGCCGCCAAAAAAACTATCATACCAAGCCATTATCTATCTCCTATGCTGCAAATGGGTCATACTCCATAACCGCTTGCCTTTGCGGTGGCCTTGATCGATCACCACCCTCTCGCAGCCCCACAGCAAAATACCGAAACGCATCTGATGCATGGCTACTCCAATCATGTACAGGATTTGCGCGAAAACTTCTAGTCTTATCATTATAAGCCCGATGATACTGCCGCAAAGCATCCAAACCATCCTTGCACTTCTCACGATCAAACCACAAACGCGGCAGCAACATCTGCGCCGCATGTATCCCATCCTCTAACGGCAACTTAGGCACAACGCGAAAATTCAATCCCAAATCCCAAGCCGTCTCCCGCCTAGACTTCCCAGACCCCAACTCACGCACCTCAATGTCATGCGGCGCATTATGCGTCCCATACAAATAATTCTTCGCATTCAATATCTGACAATAATGCGGTAAACCCTGATTTCTGTTCTCATAAAAATCAATCACATGAACAGCACGACCAACACTCTGCGTAAACCAAATCGCCGTACTATCCCCAACTCCCAAATCCCACCACGTATCAACACGCTGGCTCGGATCATACGGAACATTGCAAATCCGACCCTCCCGCAACGATACCTCTAACTCACCGCCATAAATCGCACCCGGAACATTCGCATTCCAACTACACTCAAATTCCTGCGCATACTGATCCGCAGACATCATCTGCCGCGCAGCCGACAATTCCTCGTCGTCCAAGATCCCCGTCTCGCTCGCCTTGTATATCGCAGTCAACCAATCATCATTCGCAACGCTCTGCTCATACACCTCATGAAACGCATTATGCCCCTTCGGCGTACCAACAAAAACGCACCAGCCCTTCCGATCAGACAAGGCAGGACGAATAACCTCTGGAAACACGCTCTCAGGCATGTCAGCAACCTCGTCCATTACGCAGCCGTCAAGGTAAATACCGCGCAGGCTGTCAGGATTTTCAGCACCAAGCAACGAAATCCTCGCGCCTGTCGGCAAGTCGCACCGCAATTCAGTCTCGTGAAACTTCACATTCGGTATGCCACCCGCAAATTGTTTTATATAATCCCAAGCTACATTCTTCGCCTGACGATAGGTGGGTGCCATGTAGGCATACCGGGGGTTCGGCTTGGCAGATAATAACGCATCCCGCAAAATATGATTGATCGCCCAGACAGTCTTGCCAAACCGACGATGGCACACAACAACACCCCAGCGCTTTACCTGCATCTCGTTGTGCAGTTCCATCTGCAATGGACGCGGATCATATGGTATCTCAATATGCGTCAATGCTTGGTATACCCTCCATTTGAAAATATAAGCAGCCCGTTTTGCTCTAGTATGGTTTCATATAAATCTAAAAGCAAGACCGCTGCTTCATATTGGGCTGTGGCGCTTTCTGCGTTGACGACGAGGTGGCGCAATTGTGTGATGTGGTTGAAGAGGCCAGTGTCAGTCACGGTCCCATCTCCAAGGGTGATATACGTATATACAGGTGGCGGGCGTTTCGGCGGGGGGNGGGGGTCTGGGTTGCGCAAAATGCATGGCTAACCCCATGGCGCATAATAGTTATTATGTTAAATATTCTATAACACATTGTTTTTACACGCAAAAGTTTCTGGAGAAGCCATGCAGTTTTTGCAAACCACAAGATGTTGTGCCTGCCCCGCCTGATCAGCCCCGGTGCCGAGGCAGATCAGGCCGCCTGCTTCACGCGCGTAGATCGGACAGACAGGACGTGCGATATACACATCATTTGAGCTAATGCTTAACAACATGCTGCTTCTCTTCCTGCTGCTTCTCCGGCGTTGCAGTTACCTCAACATCATTGCCAGCCCAACTAATCGTAAAGGTTTGCGCTTGCGGTTGATCCTCTTTCTTATCACGAATACCGAATGGCTGGTTGCGTGCTGTAGTCCACTTCAACGTATCGATCTCAAGTCTGCGCCTGTTAACCTCTGCGTTTAGCTCGCGGACATCTAAACCTTTTGGTAACGGCTCCCTC